GCATGTAATATTTTACCCTGTTGACTTCCTATAACATGAAATCTATCCAATAATAATCCTGGTATACCTTCTAGATCTCGTTTTTTCAATCTACCTTCGATATTTAGATAATACACTTCTCTTGGACTTTTCAGGTTGCCCTTATATTTTTCTTGTTGTGCAGTAGCGGCGAAATCTAGACTACTCGTAGTCTTGCCACATTTGGGTTGACCGGTCAACACAACAAAACTTCCTTCTGGTATTCCACCGTTTAAAAGAATATCTAATGATGGACTGACTGGTATAACGACACTTTTTCTATCTATTATAGCGTTGCCGGTGACTATAATATCGTCCCCAAAGTTCTTAACTACATCTTCCTTTAAACTCATTCTAGATCCTTTAATTTAGAAATAATACTTGTAGATTTTTTATTAGCTTCACCAAATACTATATTTTGTTTTCTATCTACTTTTAGAGATAGTGTTGTATTTTCTGATGCTAGCCTGTTTTGTTCTTCTTCTATGATAGATATAAGGTGTGGTGCTCGCAGAGAATATATTTTTGCTGATTTAGGATTAGACAATGCCCTAACAATAGCTTGGTCGCCATATTTTTTGAGCAGCTTATTGGCCGAACCTATTTGATTTCTATAGTATTTTTGCCACTGAGGACTTGACCAAAACTTATAGTGTAAGTCCTTATTTTCCTTTTTTGCCATTTTTTCACATATTAGTTCTGTGATATATTGAGCTGGCGAAACGCTCTTACCATTAGAATACTTTGATAAGTATTTTTGCATTATTTGTTGGGTCGAAAAATATAAGTATTAGTATTTTTAGTTGAAGGTCCTATGTTTTTAATAAACTCATCACTAACTTGTGATGCTGCTTCTGTCATTATACTCACACTATTACTTTTCTTAGATGATGTTTGTCTGATCATCAACTCTTTAGTCTTATCAGTTTTTGCTGGTTTAGTTTTTTCTTCTGTCTGATATGACTTTACTATTGAGATAGAGACTTTTAATTCTTTAGCTATTTCCTCTGGTGATTTCTTTTGAGACAATAAGTATTTGATAGCATATTCTTTAGTTTTATTCATTAGGACATCTCCCTTTCGGCATTATTTAACCATGCTGTATTTTTAGTTGATAAAAAGTTTACATATAAATCAAAAATTTTTTGATTTACCTCTTTGAATTCGAATTCTTTTCTGCCTATCTTAGCCAAAAACTTTTTGCTTTGGCCTTCGCTATATAGACCTATGGGATTATAAACTTTGCCATAAGTACCAACCTTAATATAAAACCTGGTAGGTTTATTGTCTACACTAACAGCTTTTGCTAAAGCATCTTCTTCATTGTCTATTCTTGGTTTCTTCAGACTGTCTAGATAGTCTTGTTGACCTAAGATGGTATAGCATTCAACAACTCTTGGTGGTTGTTTTGTGTGATTTTGTATAAAGTCATTTATGTCGGCCATACGGTTTTATTGCCTTTCTTTATTCTTGTCATGCCGCTTGGTAGAGGCTTGTCTTCAATTTTATTTTCTTTATAGTCGTTATGTTTTTTATATAGAGAATCTTTTTCATCTTGACTCATTCTGTCACGGTTCCTATTTGCTAAATCCCCTATAGTTTTTAGTTCACTATCGGTTTTTTTCACAGAACAGTTTTGTGTTGATACATCCTTCATATAATTACGATGTGTTTTTTTGTCATTACAATGAACACACTGTGGAGATTCTATATAATTTCTAATAGAAAAGAATAACTCAAAATCTTGAGAACATTTACTACAAGTATAAGAATATGTAGGCATAACTAATTAAAATAAATATCTGATATGTATAATGACCACTCTGGTGGTATGTTCTCTTTTATCTTAGATAGGTGGTGGGCTATAGGCAAGTATTTGGTATTTTTCTGTGGCATTATAGGAATATTTTTGAGCGGCATATTAGCCTGTTTTGGAGTTCTATTTCCCTTTTTTCTATTGCAATCTATACAAGCTGTTACTATATTGGTCCAACACGTTGGAGAACCCACAATACAAGACCAGGATGATTTTGGGATCACATGATCATATGTTAATTCGCTAAGGTTAGGATTATTGCCACAATATTGACAAGTATATTCATCTCTAATATAAATATTCTTCCTAGAAAACTTAACATACTGAGTAGCAATTCTCAAATAATGATGAGTTTTTACTACGGCAGGTATGGGGTATTTTTTATAGTTAGCCCCCAAAATATAGTCATCTTTATAAAAGTCTATGATTTGTATACTAAGATTATGATTAGTCTCATATTTCATAGACCATACTAATGCTCTTTGCCAACTGATAATAGTCAGTGGAGAATAATCTGCATTAAGCACTAAGCATTTGCTATGTTGCTTTTGTTCCATCGTTATTTTCGTATTTATCTATTTGTTTCAAAAGATCTGCTATAATAGGATTACGTAAAATATCAGATGAATTTAAATATGAAATACCAACACCAACAATGTCGGTTAATATATTGATCATAGTGAAAAATCCACCCTGTAAATGCCTATTTAGATCAGATTGACTCACATCCCCGGTTAATACCATTTTACTCTTGAGACCTAATCTTGTCAGTAACATCTTCAATTGATCATATGAAGCATTTTGACACTCATCTGCTACAATAAAACTATCATGAAAATTACGACCTCTCATTAGTCCAAGAGGAACAATTTCTATTTTATTATTAGTCTTTAAGGAATTATATTGTGCTGGACTGATAAAATAATTGATTTCATCCAGTATAGGTAGAAGATAAGGGTGAAGTTTTTCTTCTGCGGTTCCTGGCAAATAACCTATCTTTTCACCACTTTCTACTACGGGTCTGGTTATGATAATTTTTTTTACTTTATTATCTAATAGATAAGATAAAGCCATACCTATGGCAATATGTGTTTTACCTGACCCGGCTACACCCTGGCAAAAAGTAATATGGTTTTCAGCTATGTTTCTAATATAGTCATGTTGGTTGGGTGTTCTTGGTTTGAGTTCATTTCTATATGTTTTATCAGCACCATTAATATTAGGATCTTTTGTTAAGTCAATAGTTTTATTGTTTTTTGTGTTTTTAGTTTTTTTTCTCAATTGTTGCCCTTTTATTATAGAGTGTTAAATTAGACATGCACCGCCAGCGCAACTAATTTCCTCTATACCGGTCGTATTATCCTCTGTCTCAGACAGTTGCGTATAATCAACCTTCTCAAAGCTATTAACCAAATCACAATAGATTTTCCAATTATAAACATCTTTCATACAGTAGGTTAACCTCTTGATGTCTCCATCAAAGTATTTTCCTGCAAAGTTTTTCATTTTGGTGATAAATAATAATTTTTCTTTAGAGTCGCTTTCTTTGGCTTGATTCATATTAACATAATCACAAGCTGACCATAAATTATTAGAAAAAGCATTAAGACCTAATTCTATTAAACCAGAGCACCATAAAGCAGCATCTCCATATTCTTTAACAATTTCTCTGCTAGTATATACTGTGGTAAAGGGAGCTTGGGGATAGTCTTTATCTCCGCTTTGTGGAATAAGGCTAATACCAGCAAAATATTTTCTATGATTATAGATATATTTAGTAACATCATCCCATTCATCTGGTTTAACGGTAACTGTGTTGCTAACATTATGACTAAGATAATCCTGGGTACATAGTTTTTTGTTTTTACCAGAATAAACCCAATTTTTTTGTGTTTCTTTTACTATACTCAACATCTCTACTGCTGGTAATTGATTTTTTAATTTAGCTCCGTCTGGAACTTCAATTGGAAATTTAATAACTTCATCAGTATCATTGGCAGACCATGAAGATTTTTCACAGGCTTGTGGGTTATAGTTCTTAAAGTGCTGGAATGGTGCTTCTAAAACATTGGCCTGTACATGGCGTATATATCTTTTAGCGTGATGTGGATGGATACCAGACGAAGTTCCTAGCATAGAACTAGAAGTGCCTTCCGGTTTTAAGCAAGTGACTCTGGCTGCTTGGTTAATACCTAACAATTCTGCAATAGCTTTATTGGTATCTACCGCTATTTTAGCGCCATTCTTTAGTACCTTTTCTGTAAGCACAAGTTCATGCTTTTCCATAATACCAGTTAATGATACTCCTAATAAAGCTTCTCTTTTGAATATTCTGCAACTAATTTCTCCTAGATAGTCCAGTTTTGTAAAGCCTGCTTGTAGAGTGCCAATAATTGCTGCTGCTTTGCATCGATCATAAAAATCATCTTCATCTTCTATGGATGAACAATTGATTGTAGATAGATTACATCCTTGCCAGCCACTTTCATTTGTTTCGGCATCAACAGGCCACATACCTACTTCTACGCATGGATTAAAAGTCATCTCTGTAGAATCACTCCAAATAAATCCTGGTTCACCAAACTCTTTAACGCTCTGCATTAATGTTTCAAATTCTTCTAATGTTGTAGATTCTTTGAGTAAAAGAGCAGAATTATTGCTTCTTGCTCTTTGTGGATTATCAATAAACCAGTTACCAGTTTTTGCTTTAGCCATTTCTTCGTCGTCGTGACTAAAGAGTGCTAAACTAGCAGAGCGTCTGACCCCACCACTTAATACAGCATCGCTACTGTGCATAATAATATCATAAGCATCAATAGGTCTTAGTTTCTTTTGTTCATTAGCTAAACATCTATCTAACAAGGTGCGAATTTTTTCTAGACCATTAGCCAACGGTTCAAATCCTGGAGCTTTACCAACACCAGAACTTAATATAGAACCTTTTGGTCTAATATTAGAGTAGTCAAATACAACATAAGTATTTTTATACATCTCAAATTCTGGAATAGGATCACTAAAGTAGCTGCTAAGTAGTACTCCTAAAGCATCAGCCCATCCTTCTATACTATCTTCTATAGTATACTTAAGACCTTCACCTTCTGGTGGATTATGTTCTAGTTTTGGTAATTTAGCCACATGATGTTTTTGTACGCTAAATCCTGTACCGCTACCACATAATAGTAACCAAAAACACTCTTGAAAAAATCTTAATCTATCACAGTATGAGCTTGTGCAGTTATATATTTTAGCGTGACGTTTTAGAATGGGTTCTCCTCCAAACTGAAGTGCTCTTTGACTACCAAGAACCTTTTTCTTATACATCATATCATAAGCCCAATTAATCTGCTCACCAATATTTTTATCTGCATACATAGTATGCATCATATTTTTTACTCTTTCTACAGCCTCTTTCCAAGTTTCTCTGCGATTCTTGTCTTCTAACCATCTAGCGTACTTACTAACAAATGTATAATTTTGAAGTTCTTGAAGCGCAGACATACTATCTCCTATCAGCAGTAATAAGTGTAAAAAATCCGAAAATAACAATAGATTGAAAAGATAATTCGATCATTTCAATATTATGTATTGCCTTATAGTAAACATAAGCATATATACTAAGATAAAATATTATATTATTAATTTTAGACATAATCTATAATACACCGCTTAAATGTTTCAGCCAAGAAAGATCTGGATCGATATTGATAATATTGATACCGCTCATTTGTACAAAAAGATCAAATCTTTTTTTAGCATCATTATCAAAAAGATGGGTTCCATGGCTTTTCATCATGATAACAGTAGAGACTCCTTCTTGCCACAGAGCCATTAAACAATCATTACAGCATTGACCCGTTACATATGCTGTGGCGTTATCTGGCCTTACTACACAATTAGATAAAGCATTTCTTTCTGCATGAATCATCCAGTTATACTTTTCTGGTCTAGTATTAGGTAGAATAGAGTCATTTAGTCCGCGAGCAAATCCATTATATCCTACACCCAGAATACGATTATGGTTATCAGCAATAACACAACCGTGTTGAGTTTGAATATCGTGACTGCGTTGAGAAACAACAACAGCAAGTCCTAAAAAATAATCTATCCAGTTTGGTCTATTGTTCATAGAACTATGATAGACTATGTTTTATTGGTAGCAAGGTATTTATTTTGCAAGCTTGTTGTATAGAACTAGTGCTAAAACAGCACCTACTACGCCTACTACCAATCCTGCCGGTGATACTGCGCTATATTGACCGAGCATATACATAATTGCGCCGCCCATATATGAACCAGCAACACCTAGAGCCACAGTTTTAATGAAACCGAAGTTTTCTTCACCGGGAACTAGTGTTTTAGCAATAGAACCAACAAAAAGACCATAAACACACCACACTAAAATATTAAACATGTGCTGCCTCCATTAAAATTAAAGTTTCTTCTGTAGAAAGGTTAGACCCACACTCTAAGATAGCATCCATTAGTGGAATACCATATTCTTTGTATTCTGCTGGTGTGAGTTCCTTTTTTAGTAGTTTTTTAATAGTACGTCTAGTAAACCAGCTTCTTTGTAAACTAAATGTTTTTAATTCTGTCATCATAAAAGAACATTTTTCATCTTTATTACGAAATAGTTTAAGTTTACTTTGACGACATTCTTGAACTACTCTTACTAGAGTTAGTATAATACTAATAATCATTAAAATAGCCATAACGCTACCAAAAGTTTCTGGTGGATTAGGTACCATAGACAATATTTTTTGGGCTAAATTTTTTAATTTTTCGTTATTCATTGTTTTAGTATTATAGATGTTGCTGATTCAGGTTCACAATAGCCACAATCTACTTTCTTAATACCATCACCGCTAATGTACCATCCTTTACCCTTGCATACTGGGCAGTTTTTTCGTGGATATTTTTTGTTTGTTTCTTGATGAGACACTTTAATAACAGATCCAGCTAAGATTACTGGAGCTAAAGTGGACCCATTATAATCTTGAGCGGCAAAAAAGCCTACAGAACAAATTAGTGGTAAAACTAAAAACTTATTCATCTTTTTTCTCTTTTCTCCATCGTGGTTTCCACTTTCGATCTGGTTTAATAATAGGGTCTACCGTGCCAGTTTTAGATGGTACAAATATTTTAATTAATGTTAGCACAAAAGACAAAACCATTGATAACGCTCTTTCAAGAGCTATTCTATCTAAGAGTTTCATAAATAATCCTCAAAACCGTAGGAAGGAAGTTTTTGTACAGGAAAACCGTCAAAATTGCTAAAAGCATAAGCAGCATTGCCACTTAACATACCAGAGGCAACATCAGCAGTAATTAAAAATGATCCGTCTGGAATAGGACCCCATTCTGGATGACCACCACTATTCCACTTGCCCCAACTATTTTGTACTAAAAATGCTGGTTCTTTACCTGTGTCGTCACAGGCTATCCATGCCATAGCATGAGCCCATTGTCCTTGTGGCTTTGCAAATCCCTTTTTATCTCGTGTGCTACTAAATCCATACATACTACAAACACTAATACCATAACCATTAGCAAGAGCATCTCTTGCTTCTTCTATTGTACGGACCAAACTTACTGTTTTAATTTGATGATCATTAGCTAAATCAATGACTTTATCTGGTAATCCTCGTCCGCCCCATCCTGCTCCTAGACTACCATTATATTTGGTTAAATCTACAACCCCTTTATATTCTTTTCTAACCAATACTCCACCGTGTTTACTTACAAATTCTGCCGCTCTGGCACAACTCATGCCTTCACCAGCATGACCTCTAGCTCCATAGACAGCTTCAGTAGCGCCTCGTGCTATCCAACTCTCTCTATCATTATGAACATCAATTTCTACTGCTCGTGTAACGTCTATAGCGTTTCTTGTAGAATGGCTTACGCAATCCCCGGTTGTTTGTCTCTCATTATATGGATTCTTATCAAACTTATAAACGCTCTTATAAGGAGTACTTAGTTTGCCTTTACCGCTACCGGCTATTCTTCTGCCACCATCACTGAAGTAAGCATATTTAGATACTTCCATTAAATGTTCAAAGATATGGGGTTCCCACAAACATCCACCAAAACCATTCTTATATAATTTTAATAAATCTTCTGGAGAATAACGTGGCATTTATTTACTTCCTTCATTACAGGCCCAGGCTAATGCTTTAAAGCCATCAACAGCTTTAGTTCTTAACTCTGCTGATAATAAAACTTGATCATCTCCAATAGCAGATACCATAACGTCTTTAGCTTCTTTAGCTAGATTAGCATACTTGTCTTTAATATCTAATCTTAGCATCACACCAGCTAAACTATTAGCCTGACGAATTTCTTCAGTATTTTTTACTATCTGATTTTCACCATCTAATGAAACTAAGGTTGATAAATCTAGATAAAGATCCCGTAATCTAAGACTATCATCTTTTGCTGAAGATCCAAAAGATTTTAATAAAGCTACTAATTCATCGGCTTGTGCTCTAATGTTAGAATCCATAGGAGCGTCTATCACCACACTATTTGTAGGATTATTATTAGATGGTATTAATTTAGATAAATCTGGTTTAATTAAACCAACTAGTACCAATAAGGCTCCACAAACTAATAAAATATATTTGAGTTTCATAGCTGTGTTTTTTCCTCACAAGAATTAGGACTTAAATAGGGGAACATCTGATCAGCAACCTTAACTGCTTCACTACAATTTAATTGAGACGCTAAATCTCGTGTTTGTTTCCAGCTCACTATCAATTTAAAAAAGGTATCTTCTTTAGCAGACGCTGGGTGGTTGTTGGTAACCACTGGTAGTTTTACTTCTGGAACAACAGTTAAATTTGATTTGTTGCCTAAAAGAGTTTTGGTTTTATTTATTAAATCAGTAATTATTTTTTGTACTGGACTCATTCTGTCCTTAAATAAAACAAATAGTACCAAAGCAGCACCAGCGTATAGGGCTAAATCTGTTGGACCCAATCTGCTTGAAAAATCACTAAAACTTTCGGTAGCATAATTCATGATAGTTTAAATACTCCTGTATTTTTAAATATGGTTACGGTAGCATCAATCGTAGAACTAACTAATAACATTAGTAAAGTCTTGATGTATCTACTTATAATAGGTTGTAAAAATGTTGGCACAAAGGGAATATTAACTATAACAAAAACCTTATCGTAAAACGACGATAGCAATTCCATAGCTATAGTTTTTTTATCTTTACCAGCTAAATCTGGATAATTAATTTGAATAGTTTGAACAATTTCCGCTACTGCTAATTGTAGTATTTTCCAAGCTTGATCTAAAGCAACACCTTTAATATTATTTAGGTTTTCTTGGTTGTTTTTTACTAGTTCTTGTAGTTTTAGATTTAACTTTTCTAGGTTTATCATTAGTATCACCATTATTAATTACTGGTTTAGGAATATCTTTTTGCTCATCACCCATCATGCTCCACCAAGTTTGTTTAATCTCTTTTCTACTATTAATATATTTCCAAAGAATGATTAATTGACCGCCAATTAAAATAATACTTTCAACACCATGACTAACATCTCTTATAAGATCTTCTTTTTGACTATTGTCACCTATTAATCCAAGCAGATATAAGCCACTAAAAATAAAGCTTACAGCTGTGAACCAAAATTCTGAGCTTTTCCAGCCAGGTTTATACTTCATATTTTATTCTCCATACTATTTTACACCAGAATGGAGTAAGATAAAAAGACACTATATTAATCCAAGAATATCGGAGTTTGCTATTCCTACTATTTTTCTATTAACAACAATATTATCAGCAGTGATATTAGTTATATTCTTTGAATTATTATTAAAAGTTATACTACCACTAACTATATTATTGCTAGTGTCCCCTTTGAAAATTGCATTATCATTAAAAATACAATTTCCATCCACAAGAGCGAAAAGGTAAGAATTATCATTAAATATACAATTTCCTATTATGTTACCGATATTATCATGTCGTGATGTATGATTAAATGTACAGTCTCCTGTAATAGTTCCTTCTTCAAGGCGTGAATCCTCATTAAAAGTCGCCATCCCAGTAACGGTAATTTCTATACTAATATATCCTGTTAATGTAAAATTTACTATATTAGGCTCACTACCACTATTACTAGCTATGTTAGATGATGCTATTACGCTATCACTACTAGATGGCAAACTTGTGGCCGGTGTTGTAAAAGTAGCATCAGTCCACCAGTTGCCCAGTGTGGCCCAATTATTATCTACCGCACCATTGAAATATAAAGTTGCCATTATACTATTCCTAATATAGAGGATCCATTAACACCCTTTGTTCGATTAACAACTACAGTACCTAAACCAACTTTATTTATTGAGCTATCATTAAATATTACATTATCTACTCCCTGGTATATTAGTGCATTATCAGTCATATAACTATTATGATTAAAAATAACTAATGAGGTACCTACTACCGAACCGTCCTCTTCAATATAACTATCATCATTAAAGATAATGGTTCCATCCACACTGCTAGCATAGCCATAATAACTTATATAACTATCATCATTAAATATAATGTTATCTATAGCTGCTACTCCCCCTGTATCAGAAAGCACATAAGAACTATCATTAAATATAGCATTAGATGTTCTTAGACCAGCATTACTGGTATAATCAACATAGGAATAATCATTGAAGGTTGCAGTACCAATAATATCTAATAAGTTTGTAGAACTAGATATCCCACCATTAAAATGCGAATAATCCTTAAAAACAACATCTCCATCAATTTGTGCTAAGTCTATTCCTAGAATATATGAAGTACCATTTAGAATAACATTACCACTAACAACACAACCAATACTAGCACTATTATATAGAGATATATCACCGTTTACTGTGGTGTGTCCGGTTATATTACTATTTCCATTCAGAATAGTTTCATTAGTAACATATATGGCTATACTATCTTCTTCTGTTTGCGGCTGGATATAAGAACCACTATTCATTGTTAAACTAAGTATAGTTATGGAACTTCCAGTATTACTTGTTACAGCACCTTCATTGAGTATCACATTGTCTCCACTAGAAGGTAAACTTGTTGCTTGATTTGAGTAGTTTGTTCCGTCAAAAGTCATCCACCAGTTGTCTAGTGTGGTCCATTCAGAGTCAACAGCACCATTAAAATAAAAAGTGGGCATAAAATACCTAATCAGTTGATGAACAAATCTGTTAGTACTTTAGAAGCATTGTTTCCTAATAATTCTAAAATTCTAGCTTCAGCTTGAACTTGAGTATAATCCCCTATATTTGTGTACTCTTGATCTTTCCATAAAACTAAAGCTTTTGGTATGCCCATTATTTTAGCAATAACGTTTTTTCTTTTGCTATTATCTATCAATGTAATATCAAGCTCGTTTAATGTAATAGGATTAAAACTTCGTATTGTTCCATCTTTTCTTGTAAAGCTTGGAGGAGTAAAAGATATCGGATTTGGTAGATTCATATATTAGTATCCTGGTACAAAGGCGATAATGTCCCATTTGTTTCGACTACTATCATAAGTGGCGCCTAATATATCCATAGTTCCGCTAGAACTACTAAATAGTAGTGGACTAGAGGCACTACTTGGAATTCTAAAATTATTACCAAGAGTTAGTGGGATGCCACTGTTAGCATAACTTATTCTCCATCTTAAACTTTGACCATCAGAACCATTAGTTGGATCAGCTAAAAGGCCACTACCAGCAAGCGTTAAATCAAAAATACCACCAAGACTAGCGTCTGTAGCAATACTACCGCTTATACTACCTAGTTGTACAACGACTGCCGATGCTCCCCCAATAGCGACACTTATTTGACTAAGACTAATCTTTTTGGTGACTCCGCTACCAGCCGGATCATCCATAAAAAGAAAAACGTCATCATTGGTTAGGTTGCCGCTTCCTTCTGGAAATTCATTAATGCGATAAACTGGCATATTAACCCCCTACTATAATTTGATTACTACCAGTTAATTCTACAAAAATACCATTATAGAATCTATTATCAAACTTACTTTGTATAGTCTCTAAAGTAGGAGTATTCAGAACATAGGTGTCTAGAACGTCTTTATCAGAAAATCCTGTTGGTTTACATCCTACTACTATTGTACCATTTTTTATATCGTTAGAGGTTTTAGCTTTTAGAATATCATTTGCCATAAATTATACCCTTTCTATTCTTTCTTCTAGTGCTTCTAGTGTTTTACCTAATATGCCTATTTGAACCTTTAATTCATTCATAACATCACTATTTCTTTGTAGTGCGTTGGCGAATGCTGCTTGATTTTCTTTGTTACTGTTGAGTCTTTCCATTATAAACTGCTTATCTTGTAGATAAGGACTATGGTTTTCTACGATACTAATAACTTCAGCTTTTGTTGCCATATTACGACCAATCGCAACCCAAAAACCTATCATAGTAACTATAATACCAATACTAGTAGTAGCAATATTTTCCCAGAAATGAATAATAGTGTCTGTCATATGGTGCTCACTATATAACAAAAGCCATAAAGGATATACACCTTATGGCCTTGTTATCTTATAAAGTTTTTAGTAATTAAAATCAGTTAGTTTTAGCTTTGTAATTATCATTATATGGAGTATTAGAACCTCTCATATAGGTTAATTCGCCAGGAACTTCTCTAGTTGGTGTTGCAGCCTCATCTGTGGCTAGAGCGTCTACAGCAACCACAGGAAAGCCATTATCAAAAGTATTGGTTACTCTATTATACTTATTGGCTCTAACTGCCGATGTAAATCTGCGAGTTCTAACCGTTTCAACCTTATTAATACTGCGTACTGTATCTCCATCATTTCCTGGGGTTAGGATACTAGTATTAGCCACACCAGCAATTTCGTTAGTAATTAAACTAGAAATGGGTTTAACGTGATTATGGGCAAAAGTACCACCACTAATAGCTTTACCAGCATAATCTTTGACTGTTACGCTATCTTCTACAACCTTTGAACCAAAAGCATCTACTGGACCAACAACAGTTTTAACTTGATCCATTACATTGGATGCTGATGATCCGTTAGCTTTCATTGTGCCGTTATCATTATTGGCTTCTGAAAATGAACCATAGGGGGTGCTTGTTAAAGATGAACCATTTACTTGTACTGTGGCCATTATATTACTCCATATATGGTAGGATATATTGCTAAGTGTTTATACACCACTATTTCTTTAAAGAAGAATTAAAAGCTACGAAATTTTTAAGACTATTGATAGAGGATGTTCTAAAACCGAATAGGCCAGATTTAATCATGGTTTCAAAGTGCTTGTCACACCACATATTTCCTGTACATAACACATTTAAGTCTTTAGAGTTTTGATGCAGGAAGATGGATGCTAGAATATTATCGGCTAAATTATCTATAAAATAACCACTAGAAGGATAAATAAACTTAATATTATTGTTGTCAAAAATCTCACAAATTTTTTTAAGGCAATAGTGGTCAAAAACCCTGTATTCTAAAATATATCTCATCTCTATATTTTTTTCATTACAGTATTCTGAACAAACTTTGATATCTTCACGAATTTTATCATATTTTCTATTAGCTGCTAGATTTTGTGGCATACTAATATCCACAGTACAGGCACCAGCAGCATTAGCCTGCTCAATAGAGTATCTGCGACTTTTAATATCAGCAATACCTAATGGATAATCTATAAGACAGGATAATTTATTATCTGTAGGTATTAGGTTTTTAAAAGACTTAATTAGATAGTAAGGAACCGTTATACTATTAACCGTATAGTTTTTAATTTCTTGTAATATTGTTTTTGCTTCTGATTCACTAATCTCAGTATTTATAATAGCAAAATCAATATACATAACGTTATTTCTTTTTTAAGGTATTTTTTATATAGTCTATGTTAGGATATTTTTTTGAACCCAAGATACCATCAGCAAAACCATAATGAACAGCTTCTTCTGCTGTTAAGATCCAATCTCTTTTTGTGGCTAATTGTGTTACTATGTGTTTACGTACAATCATTTTTTTCCAATTTTTACTTTTACATAGACTACTATTCATACACTTTTCTGTAAATATATCAATCATCTTTTCACTCTCTTTTTCGCTCCAATGAACCATACTAAGGGCCGCTTTATGCTCATTGTCTATGCTCAATGATCCATAATGTATTAAAAAATTAGTATTAGGACTTAATATTCTAAGATCTGCCGCCTGTAATAATACTGTACTACTGGATTCTACTTTAGCAGATGCGATGATAGCGACCTTTGCTTTGGAGCTTTTTATGCTATCATAGATACCTAAACAATCTTGCCAGTCTCCACCCGGAAGGTGCATATGTACAAGAATAGGATCTAAAGATAACAAGTTTAAATATCTTAAGTTTTTTTCAAATACTATAGCTGATCTATAGTCTACTCCAGATTCTTCGTTTTCGTCAGAAATATATGAGTGTAAATATAGTTCTCTATTATCTACATCTATATTATAGTCGTGTATATGGCTTAAATTAATATTATGACTATTCGTTGTCATGTGTGTTATTTTGTCCTAAATGGTTATAAATCGTATCACTAATTAATTTCATAGTTTCTGAATCATTAAAACATTTACCTATAGCAATTCTAAATCTGTATCTGGTAAAAATATCTAAAATTTCTACACCATGAATATTTTCTATAATACCCTTGATTTTTTCTGAAATATTAAAATTAGTATGACCTAACCAAAAATTAAATATTTTACTTGACGCTGTATGTTCATTATACGGAATAAGACCAAGAGGAGATGCTATCACTTTGATTGGCTTACCAAGGTTGGTATGTTCATCAGAAGGGATCAGACTATCTGTTTCATGTATATCATTTTCATAGTCTGTCCATTTAGCATCATCCATATTTTCGCCAAACGGATCAACCCACTTTTCCCATTTTATCAAAGGTTTATTCATGATGTTTTATTGTTGTTAAATGCTTGTTGCTGAAATAAACTGGGTTTAACTATAGGAGGTTCTTCAGTCTCATTAATCTTAGAATTGATAGGATTTAAATGCAAAGACCATGTGTTAATCACATTATAAATATAATCTTTATGCTGTGGATTTTTTTGAGCAATACCAAGTAGAATATCTAGAACATGTACTGTATAATAGCCACCACTTAAATAATATAAAAAATCTCCCGTTTTGGCAGCAGAGTCTGGATCTATGTTATCAAATAGAAAATCTACCTTAATATTATCTGTCTTATTGTCTAATATAAAACTAATAGTATTATTGTTTGATTCTTCTTCTATAACTTTTTTCCATGGCCATAGATTCATCATTTTAATTTTTGTATTACCTCTATTAGTAAAGGCATGTACTCTACTGGCTGTGAATAGTCAAATTCAATCCAGTAACAATTATTTAAGCTAGTAGTATAATTAATTAAAAATCCATAAATAGTATTTAGTGTTTGAGTATCTGACACAATATGATTTGAATGTAAAGATATTATCTGTGGTAATAATTCTAGATCACTAACAAAAACGTATTCTTTTAAAGATAGAATAATCTTATCATTAAGCTTATTGTCAGATAGGTGGTCATTTATAACATTAAAAGACGGAATAGTTAACTTATCTTTATCTAAGGATAAAACATATTTTTTACCTAAAGAAATATTAGTTGTTAAAACAACACAATTAATTTTAACTTCAAATTTATCGCTCATGAAATACTTTCCTTGATATTTTCTATAGCTTTATTTAAGCCTTGCCTTACCGCTTCTCTAGTAATACCGTATTTTTTGCCTATTTTTTCAAACGTATAAGATTCAAAATAATATAGCTTAATATACTCTTTTTGTCTAGCAGATATACAGTCTAACGACAACAGCTGTTGTACCAAATCTGACAGTTGCTCTTTTGATTCTTTTTGAATAGCTAAATCTTCTGGAGATAAATCTGACATATCTGATGTTATAGAAGATAGATTAGTGCCGTCGTCGTTATCTAAATTGAAGTCTAATGAGTATATTTTCTTAGTCTTCTTTTTATGTTTGCTATCCTTTGATATATATGTTTGTATAGCCCATAGAGCACATTGGTTTCTATATGAATATTTAGTTTTTTTAGTTCCTTTATCGTTTTTATAGTTGTCATCCCATCTCCAATCTGCCATCATCAGAGCATTAGCAACAGAAGATATAGCATCTTCATCTTTTAACATTTTAATGGCTAACCCATTATAAAAATTATTGGCAAATTTAGAAATGGCCTTTTTCGCCAATGTGACATAAATATGTAAACTATCAAATTGAATATCTTTATGATCTTTATAATTTATCTTTTGTTTACCCACACCCTGTAGTTGTAATAGCATTATTTATTATCCTTTAATTAAGAAGTCCTTTGGAACATTATGATTAATTACGTCCTGAACTAAGTTTTTAAGATTATTTCTTAGTTTATATCTACTATTCTTATCAAATCCTAAACCCATATCTTCACTATAATCCATGTTGTAGTCAG